TTATTAATGTGTAAACTTCAGTAAAGTTTTCGTTTGTTTTGGTCATGGCAGAACGTATCGGATCGCCGGTTCCGTCATTAGCTACCGTGCCCACGTTAATGATTTGCTTAGCCATGTTTGCTCCTATTAGTTATATGTTATTTATTAACTGTTATCGACCGTAATGCGCAGTGTGTCGTCTACAGTAAACACAAAATTGTCTGCTCTAATTGTTTGGTCACCGACCTCTTGGTTAGGACCAACTATCTCGGCCCCGCCTATTACATAATCTTCTTTTCTCCTTAGTTGGAAACTAGAAGTAATCGTTGGTCCTGTTTTTCGCTCGTAACTAAAATTGCCAAACATTTTAGAACCAGCTAAATGCATTGTATCTTTTACGACTTTCCCATAATTTTTTATATCTAAGGTTGATTTGATTACATAAGAATATTCTTGATAATAATCACTATCTTGAATTTTCATTTTCCCATCGTAATATTCAAATGTGTTGTTATCAGGATTTGTCCAATAACCATTAATGTGAGAGCTTTGGCTACCCCAGAATCCAGCAGTAATACCTTGCGAATTTGCGCGAAGTGTTGCCTTAGCTAAAACGCCGCCGGCATCGTTAGTAAGCTGAACGACTTCTCCATCTATATAACCAAAGCCAGAGTTTCTGATTTCAGCACCAGAAATTCTTCCTTGCGAGAATAAAGTCTCGTTAAACATAGAAGCGTTTTCACCAAACCTTTTAGTTGAATAATTTCTCTCAACAGCAAGTATATCGTAGTTGTTACCTTTATGAGTAAAGAAATCATTAGTACCAGTTTTAAAACCGTAATAACTATAAGGTAATACATATAGCGCTGCGAGAGTAGTATCGATCGCCGTGATTAATCCAGTTGTGCCAGTTAACGCTTGAGTAATTGTATCGCCAACAGAAAAAGTAGCGCTATAATTGTCAACTAGAATAACTTGTTCGAATCTTTCAAACGCAATCATTTGCTCGTCTATTATAAGACTAAACGTGTCGTTTTGATAATCTGCACCAGGATCTATGTTTTCAAAAGATTTAATAGTTCCAATATCAAAAGGTGTTAAGTCGAATGCATCGTTAAGCGGAGTTGCTAAAATAACTGGGCTAGCACTACCTGACATTGCAACTAAAGCTGGCGGAATTGTATTGAAGTCTGCAGAATTAAGAGGTACATTTAAAAAGTTTCCAATGATATCTGTGATAAGAATTACTGACTCAATATTAATTAATTCTTCTACTTTAACATCTGTAATAACACCAGTGTTTGCGTAAAGAGGGCCCGGCGAAGAATCGTTTAGTAGTGATACTGTAAATATGTCGCCGATTTTAGTAACAGGATCATACTCAGTAAGAGTAAAGTTTTCAGATCCTCTACCAATTGTAGAAATATCTCTACTGATATTAAACGAGTCGCCTGGCTCCATTTTGATACCAACTGCAATAGAGTTTTGGCCTATAACAGTGCCTTGATTTCCAGCAGTATCTTGTAAAACTTCTAGCTCTTTGAAAATCATGTTTTCGTTTGGTAACACGAGTATTTGGTTTGAAACGAGTAGCTTAGTACCTTGAATTGTATAACCAAACCCACCGTCTGTTATCTCATAGCTTACAGTTCCTGTAAACTTCGCTTCTAGCGCAGTAACAACAGCTTGGCCACCTTTACCGTAAATACTTTTAATGTTAACTATATCACCAATGTTATTACCAGTTGAACCACCAAAATCCAGATCAAGGATTAAAGAATCTGCAGAGCCGCTTAATCTACCAAAAGATACATCTTCGCCGTTGATACGTGAAACAATGTCATCATATCTTTGAAATTTACCTTTTGGATCAGTGATGTATATAATAGGTGTTAACGTGCCGTTCAAGTAAACAAAGTTAATTTTATCTGCTATAGCTTTTGCTTTAGAAATAGAACCATAAATGTTACGGCTAAGTAAATCTTTATACTCAAACGCAACACCAGCTGTTGAATAAAATTCATTGTTGTTTGGATACATCTGTAAATATACACCAGTCTTCCAAATTGAATCAGAAGGCTTAAGCATATATTTAGAAGGATAACTTACTTCAATATCTTCTTTATAGAACATTCTAAAGAATAAGATTAAACCAGATTCTGTACCTTTACGTCTGTACAGATCCATGATGTTACGAACAATAAATTTAGTTGTCATATCATCTTCAATAGCAGGTAGGTCTGCCATAAATTTCTGCTTGAAATAAATCACCATTTCAGAAAGAGTAGTTCCGATGTCACGGTATTCAAACATTCTGCGGGTATTATAAACACCCATATTAGGTTGTGATTCTACAAATTTATAATAATGTTCTACCATTGCAACTAGTTCAGTCCCGTGCTCTCTATAATACGCCGGGAACTGCTGCGCTATATTAAACGCTATATTCTTTTCTACTAGATTAACGGTATTATCAGCCATTTACTTAACCTCGACCATATTAATAGTCACGTCAGTATCTTGAATAAGGAATATTCTTCCAGCAGGAGACGCGATGTCGTCGTTAGATGTTTGTACCATAATTCTGATTCCAGAACCGGTGTATCCTTCAGTCTTAAATCCAATAAGGTTAATCTCGCCTGTATCGTAATTAACAGTACCAGCAATTGGTTTAACAATCTGCGGGTTTACAATGTCTGAAGTTACGATTTGAATATTGCCGATACCATCATCTTGAAGATAAGAATCAAGGTTATTAAATTGGAATACGCCACTCACAACAGCTGGCTTATATTCTTTAAACCCACTAGTATCTTTAAACGGATATGGTTTGATTAGTTTAGTGTGAAACTTAAATGATGGTGATAGCGATACATTTAACGCTGGTGAATACGTAACATATGGGCACACAGTTATTTCATTACTCATAATAGCAATACTAGAAGCATCAACTAACGCAGCTAGTTTAGATAATCTTAATGTTGTATCAAAATCATCTAGATATGTTGTATTATATCCAGCAATAACTGCGCGAACACCAGTCTCTAATTGACCAGATGATTTCTTAGTAACCTTAGGATCAAAGTAAATATTAGCATTTACACAACCATACATAAATTCAGATTGAACAAAGACTGGTTCAATGCCAAGAGGGCTTTTTGATTTTAAAAACTGAATATACGCAGAAGAAAGAACTGTTGATAAACCTTCGCGGCCTTCACCAAGATAAACAGAAATAGCAACTTTACCATATTGTGGTGGGCTTAATTCTTCACCGCCATATGCAGAAACTGCAGCAATTTCTGGGAAGTTCTGTTGCAAAAGAATTTCATAGTCTTTTGTTGTAATAGCTCTTTCTTGTATTTGTAAAGATTTCGGAGCAAAGTATCTGATATTTTCTAATGATTCTCTTTCAACTCCGCCTGCAGCAGCGCTAATAGTCTCTACAGTAATAATTGAAGTTGCAAGAGCTGCTCCTAGCGAGAATGAGAAAGCACCATTTGATTCTAAACCACTTGTAATTCTATATCTTACACGAATATCTTCAAACGCTTGCGGCTGTAATCCAAACGCGTTATTACCAAAATACACTGTATAGCGCCCGTCATAATATGGTTCTACATAGAATACTTTATCTAACGCGCCAACACCGAATAGATCATTCTTACGAATAAACTGGTTTGCATCTTCTGTTGCTTCTGCGTCAATGAATACTTCAATTGAATCTGTGTCAGCGTTTTCGTTTGTAAGAATAACTCTTAGGACACCATCGTCGCCAATAAAGTAACCTTCACGCTCGAAACTTGATAGCATTTCACCTTCGAAAATTTCTACATTTTCAGCAACAAATACGCCAGGTGCAGTCTTACGAGCAACATAAGTTTTAGAATTTACAAAATTATAAGAGCTGCCTTGGTATGTAGTTGTAAAATCTGAATACGCAGGAATTACAACAGTCTGGCCAACAATGACAGCATCTGTAATTGTAACTGTTACTAAGGCCCGTGAAGACTTCCTTGAACGCGGAAGATAGTTGAGTTCTTTTGCATGAGACATAACTGAGTTTTTTAGCACCGCAGAGTCTAAGAACATTTCATTAACTGCCATATTTGCATAGAAATTATTTTGATATGTGTTATAAGCTAAGACGTCTAAGAACACACTCATGTTTGAACCTTCAAAGTTATAATCTTTGAATTGTGTTTGGCTAGACAAGTAGTTTTTAAACTGAGTCTTAATAGACTCAAAGTCTAATTCTGAAATATTTAATTTAGCCATTATCGTGTCCTCTCTAAGAATACATCAAGTGTAATCGGCTGTTGTACGTTTGTTATGTAGAACACAATTCTAACTCTTACAGTGTTATCATCTATGTTTGATGTTGCAACAACGTCGATAAGTTCTGCTCTTGGTTCGTATAGTTCTATAGTATTTCTTACTTGGTTTTGTATAAGAATAATAATTGCAGGAGTAATATTTTCAAATAACATCGCGTTAATATTACCACCTAAGTTAGGCTGCATCAATCTTTCACCACGATCCGTAAGAATAAGATTTTTCATCGATTCTTTGACTGAGTCTTCATCTTTCCACACAGTCAAATCAGATGACACTGGGCTTATCTCAAGAGTCTTTTTAAAGTCTTGATACAGAGTAATCTTTTTTGTTCTGGG